ATTATACCCTAACACATAGAGTGTTAAGGTACTTGGTATCTCCCCTGGCATTAGAACTTGGTTCGCTTTAGTCGGTTCAACAAATGCTTTAGCGATTGAGCCATAATTTGAAGGCATTGATAATGATCTAATCAAATAATCATTTGGTGTAACGTTCCTCAATTGTGATTGATATGCAACTAAAGTATTTTGTCTAATCTCTTCTAAAGTATCACCGCCTGCTCCTCCATCTGCTGCCTTATTGTTACTAACGGCGATTGTAGCGAAAATATAATTTGCAGTTGCAGAATTTAAATTATTACCTATAAATGAAATCCCTGTTGCAGAATTTAAGGTATTCACGGTATTAGCTTCTACGTTTGCAGTTACTCCTCCTCCGGTTAAATACCGAATAGTAAGGGTTGTATTAGCAGGTGCTATACCGTAGGTATCAGTGAAAAGAAAGTTTGTAGGATCGAATGCGGTTGTAAGTTTAGATTGTTCATATGGTAATCCAATACCTACATTGTTTGCATTCGGGGTTATAGCTTCATCCACATCCCCTGTTGTTCCTGCTCCAAATTGTATATCTAAATTAGTATTAGATCTAAAACGTGTTACAAAGCGTCTAGATTTTTTATCTAATTGTAGAATATAAGGTGCATCAGTGTCTTGGTATGAATTAGGATCATTAGGGTTAGTATTCTTTATACTGTTGAATACCATCTCTTGTCCTAAGTATGGGACTTCATACCAGGTATTACCTTCTGAATCAGTTATATCTAATACTTGAATTATATCAGGGGTTGTTAGAGTAACGGTTGAAAATGATTGAGGTGCTCCGAAGGTGAAAGTTTGTGTCTGTATTTCAGCGGAGATTGCTTTTCTTGTTTTCTTTAGTAAGTAGTACTGCGGGTTACCGGCAGAGATTTGGTATACAGAGATTTCTGTTGGATCTAGAGAACTAGAAACTGTAAAGTCTACGTTACCTTGTACTAGGAAATTTGAGGAGCCACCTGCACTTCTTACTTGTGTATTCTCAGGGAAGTATAGAGCATAATCGAAATCCGGTATGTAGGTAGAACCTGAAAGTTTAGCTGGTAGTTGCTGATAGAAATCAATATCAACTGTGGCAGCTTTTGTAACTTTTGGTTTATACCCTAGCATGTAAGCTAGGTTGTAGAGACTCTCTTCCTGTTTTGCATATTGTAGGAATGTTTCCTGTATTTGGTTATCTAAATAAAAAGATAGTACGTCTCCAACATACGCAGATGTTTCCATGAACATCATACCAGGGGATGTAGCACTAAAATCATTGTACGTATTTGGGAAATACGTCTTAGTAAAATCTACTAAGAGGTTTTTTAATCCTACAAAGTCCCTATTAAAATATTTTATGTCTTTATTTTCAGCCATTATTTAAATTTATTTCTAAAGTATCTGTCATCCCAGTATTTACTATACTGTAATTAACTTGTATAAATATAGTGTTATAATCTTGTGAAGTTTGTATTGTAACTGTTCCCTGTATATTTGGAAAGTATTTCTCTATAATACTTCCAATGTAATTTTCTATTTCCGCAACCCCTAAAGTTGTTATTTGTTCAAATACAAATTTACGTAACCCTGCCCCAAAAGTAGGGTTAAAGATTTTTTCCTGAGGTCCAGTCAATAGAAAATTTATTAGGTTATTCCTTATAGCATCTTTAGTTGTAAATGTTGGCTTAAATACAGAATTGGATTTAAAAGGCAAAGATACCCCAACCGCTTTACTCGGATTCTGATCTATAGGGGCGATCTTTACTAATCCAAATGCCATTACTTCTTAGACATTAAGCCCATTATTTGATTTAAGTTTACTTCTCCGGGAGGCAGTGATGAACCTTCTCCTGCTGTGTTTACTGGGCGTGGTACGAATTCTTGACCTCCACCGAATGTCATTGCATCGTTTGAAGTCATGTTTAGATTTCCATTCCTACCATCCACCATACCGCTGAGGAGTGATGCATATTTTTCTCTGGTGTTTACAGCAGGTGCTGTTGGGATTGGCTGTACTAAAGTTTCTGTTACTTGCCCATAACCGCCTACACCTACAGGAACTGCCTTAGGAGCTTTTAAAGCCTCTAATAAAACGTCTTTCAATTCCTCTTGAATCGCTTCTTTTACAGTTTCTTTGATAAGTCTTTTTAATGTCTTGATGTCCATTTTTTATAAATATTTCTTAATTAGCTTTTAGATTATCTCTGTTTATTATTAATTTCAGTTCTTCAATAAGTACTTGAGGGTTTTGTGTAAAAGAAGGTTCTGTTTGTAGCAGTACGATCCCTTGAGAATTTTTAGCTTGTGCTATTTTCCGGTTTACTGTTGGTGAGAATGGTTTCTCTATGATTTCAAATGTAAATCCTTGGTAGGTTGATTGTATATTAGAGGTCTCTGCTAACTTAACTGTGTTAAGTAGTGTATCAATATCACCTCCTAGTTTATTCGGCTTCTTACCACATTTCTCAAGCACCATATCTATGATTTTGAGTAGTGCAAGTATTGCTTGCAGTATCAAAGCAGCACTGGAAGTATATTGAGATCCTAGTTGTATTGCTCTTTTAATCTCCGGCAGTCTAGGTGTTCCATCTGTCTTAAAGGTAAGTTTAGTTCTTAAATCATCTAAATCACTTATTAAGGAGCCTACTGCTCCTGGTATTGGAAATACAAATTTACTAGCTACCGATGTTGCGGTTTTTAATAAATCTACTACATCTAAGGTTTCTACAGTTGTGTTGATGATTGGTGATAGAGTCTGAAGAGATATATTTACTATGTTAACATACTTTGCTGTCTCTTCAATACTTGCACCTAATGCATTCCTAATTGCTAGTACTTGGTCTAAAATTGCTTGAGAGGGACAAAGGTCTGGTAACTGTGGGTTACCGGTTTCAAGTCCTGTTATCCCTAATTTTGAAGCTTGATCTAATAATGAAGATACTGCTTTGGATTTTAAATTTTCAACCTTGGTATTAATTGTTTGATTTATTCTATCTAAAGGACCTGCAGCGGCGGTTGCTGCTACTGTTACTGCTAGAGCAAGGGAAGCTTGTAGAGCGAGTTTACGCTTTTCAGCTGCTCTTTTATCAGCTTCTTGCTGCCTTTGTTTGTCTAATTCTTCCGGTGTCATTAGATTGTAAAGTTGTATTTTGATTTAAAAACATCGGTATTAATTGCATTCAATCTATTAATCCACCCGGGTGCTTTTTGATTTAAAGTTGGTATAGGACCTCCAGAATTCGCTGCAGTAGCGGAGGAGACTGAGATGTCTTGGATAATTGAAATCAATTCTTTTATTACTGCTTCTAATGCATCCCCGAGTACTAGTGGTTCGGTAGCAGATTTTGAACCTAGATAGATATTCTCAGTTTGAAAAACTGCTTGAGTAGTATCGAAATTTAATCCTGTGTTAGAGCTGAGACTAATAGTTTTTGTAGAGCTTAACATTAAATGGTCTTCTGAAGAATTAAGGATTAATCTTCCAGAATTAATTAAGATCTGTTTTCCTGTGTAAAGGTTGGGCAGGGTTGGTTTGTTTTCTTTGTAAGAGTAGTAATTTGTACTTGCAGCTTGAAATGGGATTTTCTGAGTGGTTGTTAAGTAAATTGAAGATGGATCTTGATTTATATTTTCCTCTGTAGGTAAGAACCCTACTGATCCTGTGTCTCCTTGACCATTCCTCAAGATGAGTATTGGATCTCCTGTAGTTCCTACATCTGACCAATTATTGAGTGCTTTACTATTAAGTTGTATAGTAGATCCTAGTCTTATAGAATTCCCAAGTCTGCCTTCTAATACTACATCACCCTCGAATTTCTTTACTGGTTTTATATTAGATCTTTCTTTAAAAGTTTGACCTAGGTTAATATCAGAACTACCGTCCTCAACTCTTCTAACAGCTCCTGCTTGTGTTTGTACATAATCACGTTTTTGAGAATCTGGTAATGCCTTATTTTCGAAGATATTAGGGATTCCGTTGTGGTGTGTGCTATTCCAAATACTTAACGGAGTTATGTAGTAATAAACTTCCTTAAAGTTGTTTGTTTGTATATCGGGGGAGGGTAATGGGAAGATGTATATTAATTCTTCTAAAAGAGGGTAATTACTGAAGTTTGAAAAATATGGTTTTGCAAAGCCTTCAGATTTGTAATTATTTCCTTTAACTTTTTTAAAGTACACAGTACCTACACCGTTCCATTCTCCTACGTTAGTAAAATACTTACTAGTGTCGTTTAAAACGATATCCTTAACTATTGCAACTTCAAAATTCATTACTCAATTGCTTTTATATTATTTATTTCTTTCATTAACTGTTCTCTTTCCTCTTCTGAAATACCGAAAGAGTCTGTGGCAGACTCCTGACTTTGCATTATACGTTGAACGATGGTTGCTAATTTAACTAGCTGGTCATCATTTCTAACCCCAATCTCTAAGTATTCTTTTATTAAAGGAACAATTAAGGTAGCATCTCCGGTGTCTTGTACTAAAGGTCTTAGTTCAGAAATCAATGCTGAGATCTGCTTATCCTTCTTTTTTTGATTATCGTAAATCTCCTCTAGAAGATCTCCGAACTTCTTATTCTTAAAAAGTAATTTATCTAAACTCATAAGTAGTCTATTTTTTATAAATAGAAAGCGGTACGGTTTAGAAATTAGCGTATCCGTTCTCTAGGTAGTGTATGTAGTGTTTTTTGTAGATCTCCCCTAAGTCATTTGCTACTTTAGTTATTCTAGGGGTCTTAACATCGATTTGTTCTCTAATGTAGATGTATAAGGCTTTTTTATTGAAGATTGAGATTCTCTCCTTCTTTCTAAATATATCTAAGATAGCATCTGCGATTTTAGCATCTTCGACTTTGGGGAATAATTCGTAGATTTTATCAGTACAATGATCAACGAACAAGTCTAGAAATTCAGAAATTTCATCTACTGGATGTATTACTTGACTGTCTGTTTGTATTCCGTTAACATCTAAAACATCCCCATAAACATACTCACCATCCTCTTGTTCGATATTCAAATTATCTAGAGAAAGTAACTCCATTCTCTTCTTATAATTTTTTTGATTGGAAGCGATCAAGTATCTTTTTGCAATTGTACCGAAGTATGAATATGCTTTTGCTCCGTTAGAGGGATTAAATTTACCTAACTTAGTTAGTAGAAAGGTTATTACTTCATGCTGAAGGTCTTCTAAGTTTGTCTCTTCAGTATAGTAGAATCTAAAAGTGTGTATTAAGTTTTGAGTTAATTTAAAAAGAGCATAGTGAATCTCTTCTCTATAAATTTTATTTCGTTCTACTTGATCCTCTGATGTAGTGTATCTTATGATAGCAAGTTCAGTATCATGAGTGAAGTAGTTTTTATTTTTCGTCTCCATTGATTATTTTAAAGTTATTTAATCGTTCTTGAATAACCTTAATTTGTTCGAAAAACCATCCAATCTCA